CCTCAAAACAGTCTCATAAGCATTGATCCACCTGCGAAGCTGGCGGATTCTGTTTTGACTATGTCCAGATTCGAGAATACAATACTTATTCCTACAAGGGTTTTGAGAAAAGACATACCAAGGACAACGCTTACAATGCAATGCGCAGAGTGGACAAGAGAATGGACGAGAAAATAAACTCGTTTGATTTAAGTAGAAACGCAATAATTCTTCCATAGCTTTTATACTTCTCCGCAGCACAGCATTAGTCAGCGGCTTGCTGTTGTGCCTATAATCTCTAATTTTCTGTACTAAGCTCATCTCAATCCTCCTTTCATATCCTCGGGAAAAACAGCGGGGGCCGCTGGGTACTCCCAAGGTACCCATCCGGCCCTCCGTGTTTCTTCCGTGACCCTTCGCTGGTCTTCCTTGGGTACCCTAGAAGGGCACCGTGTCTTTCTTAGCGAATTCTACGCTGTCCTGGTTAGGCGGGTGTACCTTCTTAACCTTGTGGTTGGTTCGTCCCTCGAACGTATCGTGGAATACCTCTAGTATGCACGGTTTACCCAGCACGTCATTCTTCGAGAACCTGGCCACGCTGCCCGCGGCTGGTATGCCCACGGCCATCAGGGTCTCCGCAGCTTTCCACCGCGCCTGCGGGAGCCTCGCTGTCACCCGGAAGCCCAACGGGCTCATCGGGTCTAGGCGTGTCGTCGTCTTTTTTCTTGCCAGATTTCGGCAACGTTGATTTAGGCATTCTTGCCCTCCTTTTTTAGTATCCGGTCGATAATAACCGGTATGGTAGGATCATCCACGACCAACCCTAATCGTTGGCCCGGTGATCTGTCCTTAGCTTGCCACTTCCCGAACGGTCGACATAGCAACCTCCGGGGAGTGTTTTCATCAGCCTCTCCACCCTCTTCCTCCGTGCCCGATTCGACGTACATGTAGCCAATCACGTCCATGTAGCCCATGACGGCACTTCTCAGTTTGGGCGTCAGCATCGGGTGAATCGTCTCGTTTCGGTCCTTGTCCTGTGATGCTGCCTCGTGGCACGAGAAGAAAACGTGCATTGGTAAATCTCGGAATGTACGGACCACCCGCCGTAATTGCTGGGTTGAGGTTCCGTAGTCCTCCCGCCACACATCGTCCAGTGACTCCCGTTTTGCTCCAGATCCGCTTATCTTCCCGACTAGCTTCTTGACGATGCTCTCCAAGTTAACCATCTGCAGCTCGGACAGGGAATCAATGCCGACGGATTTGTACTTGTGGTCGCCCTTGGCCAGGAACCAAAAAAGATCCTCCAGATGTCCCCAGCCCTCGAGGTCCACGACGTCCGGCGGCTCCTTGAGTCCCAGGATAGCGGAATCCGCCACACTAAGCATACCGCCCTCGACGTTGATGATCAAGATCGGCGCCGTCAGCTTGTGCAGCCCCGCTGTGGCTAACAGTGACGTCTTTCCAACGCCGGGTGGCCCGTAGACCAACATCTTTAACTTGTAATCCTCGACGTTGGGCTTGTAGATTACCGGTTCCCGACGCTTGATAGGCGCCGGGGCGTCCAGCTTTTCCGGCTTTTCCGGTGCCGGATCCGGTTTTGATTTCGTAGTCATTTGTCACCTTCCTTGTCGGGCCCGTTCGTCAACCAGTAATCGACGTCCACGGTGTCGCCCGACTTTTTCCTTGATGTCTTCGGTTCAAACTCGTTCTCGATTATGTAGTCTACATCACCTCCTTTTAGAGACTCCAGGCACAGCTCCCTGTACGGGCACCGCCCGCAGTTGATGTACGATTCGCTGCGGTAGATGTGCCTCCTCTTTCTGCGCATGTCCCAGATTCGGTGCTCCATATCGCGTGCAAACGTCTGGATTTCGATCCTTGGCCGGTATAGGTAGTTGCGTTGGAAAAATTTGTACTCGGACAGCTTCTCCTCCATCTCGGAGTAATCGCCCGGATCCTGCTTCTCTTCCCTCAGGGTTTCGCAGTATGTCTTCCAGTCCGTGTACACCTTGGCTCTGGACACGCTGCCGTCCTTGTTAATCTTCGGTTTGGCTGGGAGCCGCGCTAGGAGTTGGTTGTAAATTGTGCCGACAACCTTAAAGCCTAGCCGATGGGCAGCATACTGGTACACGCCGATCTGCCCATCCAGCTCCAAATTTTCGTCAGTCCGGAATCGCGCCGGGAATTTGTGCTCCAGTAGCCACAGCTTGCCGTCCTCCCCCTCCACTATAGCGTCCCAATAACCAATTAGCTTGGCTTTCATGCCACGGATAGGGATTTCGAATTTCTGCTCCACCAGCACGGGCTTGTACCGCTCCGGATACCGATCTAGGTACCTGGTTATAATGCCGTGGGTGGTATCGTGCACTTCCTGGTATTCTGCCAATTCTTCGTCGAAAAGCTCCCGGTCGCCGATCTCCGCCTCTAGCCACTCGTTGATAGCCTTCTTCCAGCTTTTGCCGCGCAATACAGCCGCAATCGCAGCGTGGCCGCAGGATCCGATCGAGGGGGCCCGCTCCATACGTCTAGGAACAATGCCCACTTCGTATGTCCAGCGCCACTTTTCGCGACAGGTACTCCAGGCAGCGATTTCCGACCAACTGACGGGCCGTTCTTCTGTGTTCTTGTCCATTGTCTGTGGTCCAATATGAGTTGGTAGGGGCCAGGCCTAAGCCCAACCCCTCCTCTTCAATTCTGCCTTGGCTTCTTTGGCCTCGGCACCCTCGCCCTTGGCGGCCTTGCGAAGTCTGGACTTGAGCTTCATATCGTGGCCTTGCTTGAATTTCCTGGGGACCTTAGCGCCGCACCCGCATTCGCACGAGCTAAGCTCTTTCGCAGCCTTTTTAGCCTTTGTTTTCTTGTTTTTCACTCTCATTTCCTCGGTGGATTCGGCGTCTTTGATGAAAACACCGATTCCCAAGTCCTTGTCGGCTATGATCCGCTCTAAATCCTCATCGGGCGTGTTTTCGAGCAGCCGGTTCATTTGAAAAATCCGGCTTCCGTACTCGATGTTGTCGCCCCGGCGATTCCGCCGTGAGACCTTGCAATACTTACAAATCTTTTCCCTTGTTGTGAGTGACATCTGTCCTCCTTTTAAGAATAGCCTCCACGATGGAGACTTTGCCCTCCAGCACTCCCTCGATCATCTCGTCCACGGTATTGCGGCACAAAAGCTGCACGACCTGGACAGGACGTTTCTGCATGTGGGGGCGGGTTCTGTCAATTGCCTGTTCGTTGACGGCTGGTGTCCAGTGCTTATCGAGGAACACCACCAGGCTAGCCGCCGTGAGGTTGATTCCGGCTCCCCCGGCCTGGATCGTGGCCAGGAGGGCCCGCACCTCTGGATTGCCTTGGAATTGTTCTATTGCTTTATTCCGTTCCACCTCCTTTATCTCGCCGATTAAAATCTCGTGCCGGATACCCTCCTTTTTAAAAGAGTCGGCCACGAGTTTTATAGCTTTTGCGAATTGGGAAAATACGACCACCTTTTGGTCCGTTCCCGCCATAATATCCATCAAAGTGTCTATTTTGGCCCCGCCCGGCTTTCCGCCCAACAGACCCAGCGATATGGTCGCCCGTCTACATCGCGTGAGCTTAGCCAAGACGTTAATTATCTCTATCTCTATGTCCTCGCCGATCTGGGCCAGGGCCTTCTTTTCGATACTTGTATATACACGGAGCTGCTCCCCCTCCAAGTCCAACCATACCTTCTGATCGATCCGCCTGGGCATGCCCGAGAATACCTGCTCCTTTTCGCGGCGCAGCAGCACGGGGGCCACTTCCCGCCGCAGCTCTTTCGCCCTGATAGGCTTTCCGTCTATCTCCCAGCCGTATGCTGTCCGGTAAACAATAGTGTGGCGCCTCGCAAAAGACCAGAACGATCGGTATCTTTTCGGGTACAAGATGTTCAAGGGTGACCACAAATCGTCCACCCGGTTCATAATAGGCGTACCGGTAAGAAGATAGACGCGGGGGATCCTGGCGGCCAGGGCTTTAACACCCCGGGTTTGATTCGACCTTCGGTTTTTAATGCCGTGGGCCTCGTCTACAATGAGAGCGCCCCACGGTACCGAAAGGAGGTCGGTGGCGAAGCTGTGCTTGCGGACGCTCTCTATGTTCGTCACCAGGTATCCCCGCTTGAATTGCTCCACGTCTTTTTTTCTTTTATTACAGCTTCCCCGCAATACGGACACGTGCTTGCCCGGAATCCATTTTTCTATCTCTGCCGCCCAATTACCTTTTAAGGTGTTCGGACAGATCACAAGCACCCGTTCCGCCTTTGACCTCTCACAGGCGACAACGGCCTGGACGG